AAGGCAACTGGCGGCGGAGCTCAGGAAGTTGCTGGTGCAATGACAGCATTAACGCAGATATTTTCAAAAGGAAAAGTTAGTGCTGAAGAAATCAATCAAATTGCCGAACGGTTGCCTGGAGCATTTAATGCCATCGCCAAAGCCTCTGGCAAAACCGGTCCAGAGTTGCAAAAAGCGCTTGAGAACGGAGAAGTTGGCCTCAATGATTTAATGAAGACAGCGCAATATCTTACGGATCAATACGGGGCTTCAGCCAACAAAATGGCGGCATCAACAGAAGAATCTGGCGCACGCATGACAATTGCGTTGGATAAAGTCAAATTTAAAGTTGGGCAAGCGTTTCAACCTATTGGCTCAGAGTTTCAAGATTCAATAACAAATCTTACTAACGCAACAATCTTTGCGTTAGAAGCCCTATACGAACAGAATAAAAAAATAAGAACACAAATCCTTAGTGTTTTTGGTGAGAGCTCACAAAAAACTTTTACTGATTATTTTGATAAATTTAATTTGAATATTGCTGCTACAGTATTAAATATTGATTTGCTTGTAAACGCACTAAAACAAATAGAGAAATTTCTTCCTAAACAAAAAACTGGACAGCAAAAGTTAATAGAAGCAGGCTCAACCACAATGTACACTGATGCGCAAGGGAACGTATACAGCACCGAAAGCGGGCGGCTTATAATGAAAGCGCCAAGCAAATTTCCAGGTCCAAAACCAGATGGTGACGGTGATAAAGCAGCTAAAAAAGCGGCTGAAGATAAACTAAATGCTTTAGTGCAACAAAATATAAATATAGCGGCTGGGCAAGTGCAAAATAAAACTTTTGAAAATTTAAAAAAAATAGCAGAACTTCAAGATAACATTAAAGAATTTGAAATTGCTAAAACATCTCAAAACAAGCAGCAAGTTGAACTGCTTATTGCGCAAGGTCAAAAGAAAATAAATGAAATTGAACTTGTAGAAAAAATAAATCAAGCAAATTTGAAATACTACATAGTGCTTCAAAATTTGCAAAAAGAACAGAATTTACCGCTTAGAAGCCAACTTGCAATACAAGCAAGTCTTGAAAAGGAAAAAGATGTTAAATTAGCTAGGCTTGGGTTAGCAAAAGAAGACAAAGCCATACAGCAAAATGTTACATTAGAATCAAAAAAGCAGGCTATTGAAACAGCCAAGCAATTAACCGATTCGCAGCGTTTATTTGCGGTATTAGAAGACCAACTAGCAATTGCACGCGCTACTACGCCAGAACAAAAAATACGCTTGGAATCACAAGCAAGAATTAATGAACTTAGTCTTAGCGCAGTCGAATTAAATAAGCAGCAACAAGACCAGGCCGTAAGGTTGCAAAATACTAGAAATTTAGAATCACAAATATTATTAGAGCAAATAAATTTAAAAGAACAGTTGGCAGCGTTAGACCCATTGCAACAATTTATAACTCAATCGACAACGCAATTAGAAAACCTTAAAGGTGTTGCTGTATCTGTATCTCAAGGTATTGGTGAAGCGCTAGGCAATTCAGTTAGTTCTGGCATCCAAGGTTTAGTTGAAGGCACCGCAAATGCACAGCAAATATTCTCTGATTTCTTGAAATCTATTGGTCAAATTTTAATACAAGAAGGCGCCAAGATGATTGCTACTTACACTGCAATTGCAATAGCAAAATCACTAGCCGGGTTGTTTGGTGGAGGAGGTGCAAATATGGGCGGTAAAGGATACTTTGATCCTTCGTCGGGATTAGGGGTGGCAGGACCTAACTTTGGCTTAGCAAAAGGTGGAGTATTTAGTAGCGAAGGTATGCAAACTTTTGCTAATGGCGGTTTATTTTCTAATTCTATTGTTAACAGCCCTACTCTATTTAAGTTTGCTAATGGCGGCACCACGCGCACTGGCTTGATGGGTGAGGCCGGGCCAGAAGCAATCATGCCATTAAAGCGTGGCGCTGACGGCAAGCTTGGCGTTGCGGCTGACATGACAGCAGCAATGGCGCGTTACCAACGCCAAGGCGGCAGTGGCGGCGGTAATAGCAGCAGTGATGCAATGGGCGCTGGCGCGGCGGCAACTCCTGTACTATCAATGAGCTTTGAAACAACTAGGTTCCTGGGACAGGATTATGTCAGCACTGACCAGTTGCAAGCAGCGATGATGGCAACAGAAAAACGTGCCGCTTCCGCAGGCGCTAAAGCTGGCGCTGCTCAGGTATCATCGCAGATGCGTAATTCACCTGCTTACCGCAGACAGGTAGGTTTACGATGAGTTTATTTATTATTGGTAATTTTGCTACTTTTATATCACCTGCTGGCGCGGTGCAAAGATGGCAAAACTTCTTTACAGAAGGCACTGCATTTGGCTTTAATGGTCAAAACTGGAATTTATTACCGTTTGTTTATCGCGGCGCACAGAAATCAAAAAGCGGTGATAACATCAGCAGCCAATTGCTATTACCTGCCAATCCGCTTACGTTAAGCTGGGTGCAAGATGCAGTGAATGGTAGTTATTCAGTAAAGGTGGAAACTTATCAGTTAACTGATACCTATGCACCAGGAGTATTGTTAGGTGATGAGTTATGGATTGCCACGGGACTTGGATACAGCACGCAAGCCGTTGAACTCCAACTTAGCAATGCCCTTGATGCAATTGGTGCGCAAGCGCCCAATGCACGTATTACCTACGAAATGGTCGGAGCATTACCAAGCACGGGTGCTATCAGGTCCGGCTGATCTCATTGGCTTGCCTTACAGGCTTGGTGCTGAACCAGCACGGCATGGCGCTACCGACTGCATTAATTTATGTAGGTGGGTGTTGGGATGGTATGGCATTGAAGCACCAGTCCCTGCCCGCAATTGGTATCGGCGTTTACATGCAGGTGACACCAGCATCTTTAAGGAGCAATTAGACTTGTGGGGAACACCAGCCGAAACTGGTATTATTGCGTTAGTCCAAGCTGTTGATAGCTATGGGCTAGCCGTTTATTTTGAAACCGGATGGCTTCATTGCAGCGCACAAACCAACCGGGTAGTATGGTCCCCAACCGTCAGATACGAGGCGCGATATTGCCATGGGAAAAGCAATTAATTGATACTTTAGGGCTGACGATTGAAGAATATAACTGGTACGCAAATGAGGTAGCAAACTATCGCCCAGAGCGCGATGCCGCTTATGACCATGTGCCGCATGTGGTATGCGACCCATTAACAGTTGGCATTGTTACAACAATAGTAGGGATTGGCCTTAGCTTTGCAGCACAGGCATTAGCACCAAAACCTAAACTACCGAAACGATCTGATCCAGGGCAACAACAAGGCGGCAGTGATGTAACAGGCGCAAGCGTAAGCGCTGATAATAGGTTTACTAATGTAGACGGTTTTACATCAGTACAACCACTGGCAAGACTTGGCGAAGTAATGCCATTGGTATTTGCTAACCGGCAAACGCTTGGCTCCACAACATATGGCGGTGTAAGGGTTGAGACTAAACTGCTATGGTCGCAATTACTAAGTCAAGGCGATGGGCAGGAATTACTAGCTATATTCCTGGCTGGTGCTGGTGTATTAGCAGCTATCCCAAGCATTAAAGGTTTTGCAATCGGCGATAGCTTAATACGTGGCTATCAAGAAAATAAATTCGCTGTTTATTCTAAACGTGGTGTTGCAGGCGAAGGTAGATTAACGACAGCAAATCTAGTAGCAGGCCAATTAGCAGCGCGGGGTACAGATGTATTCCTAGCTGATTATTCTAATGCTGGTATGCAACCGTTATTTAGCGGTGTAAGGATACCTACAACAATGACGCAATTTGGCGTATCAGAGCCATTGCGTAATGCACAGGATTGGCGGTTGCCATATAAACGTGTGCGGGTATCATTCCCGCCATTTGTAAATCCAGGTACTGGAGGAGATGTAGCAGGCGCTTTACAGCAATGGCAAAAAGAAACAGAAGCAGCACGTAAAGCAAACAATGAACGCGATAAAATTGAATCTCATTATGCTAGCCGTACAGGCATAATGAAAGTAGATGGTGCTACCCATAGCACTGGATGGCAAGATGTAAATGTATCAATCGGTTCAGTAATTGAATTTTGGATGTATGGCGGTAATATACCAAATACATTCGGTGAATTTGGCGTTCAGGATATAGCGACAAAAGACGATAATTACCGCATATCATGCGATGAAGTATTGATCCCCGGCGAAACTTATCTAATACATGAAGTAGAAGCTGTTTGTACTGGCTCTTATCCAGCTACTACAATATGGAGTCCTACAGCACCAAAAGCTTATTTCTTCAAAGCTTTAACAGCAGGCAAAGTACGAAGGGCATCAGAGCAAATCATAATACATGCGCCAGACTTTAACTCTAGGAATTTAGCGCAATATGTTAATCCTTGCAATGGCGCAACATTGCTTAAACTAGCTATTGCCAATATAACTACAACACGTAAATTAAACCAAGTTGAAATTGGCATTAAATCGCAAGTATGGAAGCGGTTTAATGGCATGAGTAACTTCTCAAGCCAACCGGCTGAAACGACACTTGCTGCAATTGAAGCAGGCGGTAATAATTATATCGTTGGACAATATAGTGAATACGGTTTAAGGTATTCTTTCTTTAGGTTGCAGATAAGAGAAAAGGGAACTGAAGCTTGGGTTACTTTAGAAGATAGCGCCGGGCCGTTCTGCGTAAGAGGTCGCACACCTGTAGACCAATTTAATTTTATACGCATTAAATTTCCAAGAGATGATGTGCAATATGAAATAAGATTAAGACCACTAGCTGGTGGTTCAATTCTTAATGTATCGACAGGCATAAGCACCAGAGTTCTAGATGCTAGATCAGGAGGGTTAGAAAAGTATGGCGTTTACGTAAATAACGGAGGATTTGAGATTAGTTATAAAGGTTCAACAGAAGTGATAACGCAGTCAATGGGCACCAATAGCGTAATGTTCTTTGGTGGAAAGCCTGAGCAAGGAGCTGTTCAATCACTAGGCGCAGTTAATTATTTAACAAATGCCGAGCAAGGATCGGCTACCTTTGCGACTGCAACCATCAGTGGTCCTGGCAGTGGTTTGACTGTAAGTGTAATAGCAACAGAAACCAGCAGCACTCAACAATTTACGGCTATTGCAAAACCAGGTCCTAATGATAGCTTCTCAATGAAATGGTTACATATTGATGTTTTAGGAGCGCCATTACCAACTGGTTTAGGGCAAAGCTTCACAGGCCGCGCAACTTATTCTTACGCACCGCCAGGTGTTGACCTTGACCCAGGGATGCAGATTCAGGTGCAGCTTGATTTGACATCAGCCTCAACTACACCTTTTGGCGAGTTGCAAGGTTATACATTAGGCGGTTATATGTGGTCTTGCTCTGCTGTGCCTGGCGCGGTCATTACTGTTACAGGCAATAGCGACGACCCTATGGCATCAGGCCAGTATGCGTTTAAAAAGCCTGCGGGGTCTGCAATGCCGCCTAGTAACTTTGAATATTCGTTGTTAGATTTGACATCATCAGAGCAAAATATTTATACCGCTTATGTCGTGCCAGCAAATAGAGGTTCTGGTTATAGAGCAGGCAGCAGTGTGGTACGAGTTCAAGGCATTGGTATTAGCTTGCCTGATTTAATAGTGCAAGAAATAGCTGATACTACTCAAGGTCAATCTGTAGCTGAAAATTATGATGCCGTAGCTGATGTTTATTTATACGACCAGCAAGAAGGCAGCCATCAGAATGGGCCAGAGCATCAAGTTGTTTACGTTAATGAGCAACGGCAAAACAGAACTACTCCAATTTATGACAATATGGCGTTGATAGGATTGCAATTACGCAGCGGCAAGGAATGGAACGATTTTAATAATTTTACTTATTACGCAAAGCAAGGCATTAATGTAATCCGAATGGTAGACCCAGAAACTGGCAATACTAGCGGTTACTCACCAACAAGTTCCATAACAGGGCCAACGCATTTATTCCCTGAAATATTGCGTCATTTGTTACGTGCCCCAGCAGCAGGCGCTAACAATTTAATACCAGAAAGCATGATTGATTGGGATGGCTTCCAAGCAGCAAGTAAAATCTGCATCCAGAATCAATTGTTTTATGATGGTGTGATAGGTTCACCTGTTAATGTCCGTGACTGGGCATATGAACATGCCCCATATTTCTTTTTGGATTTCCTTATTTTAGGTGGTAAAATATCGTTGCAGCCTACATTCCCGGTATCATCAACGCAAGGGCTTACTGGCTATTCAGTTTTTGGTGCTTTTGAAAGACTACCTAAAATCTCGGCGCTATTTACCGATGGCAATATTATTGAGGATTCATTGCAAGTAAGCTGGTATCCAGCCGAGCAACGACTTGCACCGCAAGTATTGATTACGGTGCGCGATGAAGTGGAAGATGGCTTTGCCGAAACACGCAACATTTTAGTTAGGCCAAACGACCCAGACCACAGGTCACTGCAAGTAGAAGCTGTTGATTTTACTGGTTTTTGCACTAATAAAACACATGCAATTAGTTTTGCTAAATTACTAATTCAAACACGTCGTCATGTAACGCATACGATTACATTCAAAACATTCCCCGAAAGTTTAGCATTAGCACCTGGCGCGTATTTTAAAGTTGCAAGCCAAGCCAGGCATGTAGATCAATTCCAAAATGGTTACGTTTTAAATGATGGCAAGGTGGTTTCAAGCACTGGATTATCTGGCTCCAACTCAGTTTATTGGTGGCGGTCAGGGCTAACTGAAGTGCAGACTGGCACCATGACAGTCGATGCTAATGGCTTCACCTCAGCCACATTTGCTGGTGCTGTGTTCACGGTGTACACAAATGCCGTTAGCGCTTATTGTTACAAGGCCGAGCTAATATCTTATGATGAGGAGGGGATGGTGGAAATCACCGGCACCCATGTACCAATCGACAGCTCCGGCAGGATCACCTATCTAAACCTAGAGGACAGCCAATTCGTGGTTGAAAACGAGCAATGAGTTTTTCAGGCCCTAGCTTTCCGAGCGTTGCCCCTACCAGCAGGTCATTATCGGCTGGTGATTTCCCAGGCACTACGTTCAAGGCGCAAGATGGTGTTGAGGTAAGGGTCCAATATGGCAACCAACGTGCCAATATGGAACTGTCACTATCGTTTGATAATATTACTGACGCCAATGCAGCTTTAATTTATGACCATTACCATAGTTGCCGTGGCACGTTAGGCGTATTTGATGTGGCGGCTAACTCCTTAACGCATAGTGGCAATCCAGGCTTCCATGCTGGTATAGCAAGCGGCACCACAAACCGCTTTTCTGCAACACCATTTGGTATGAAATATCGTTATGCCGAACCGCCGCAGTTCAACAGTGTAAAGCCTGGCCGCATGTCGGCTACAATAAAATTGATTGGGGTGCTTGACAAATGACCTATTACAGCGGTAAGGACGGCACCTTAACCTATAACGGCACACAAGTAGCCAAGGTAAGCAACTGGAGTATATCAGCCACGGTTGATACGCTAGAGACAACGGTATTAACTGAAAGCGACCGCAGCTATGTCCCAGGGCTTAGAACTTTTAGCGGTAGTGCGACTGTGTTTTATTATGATTCGTCGCCGGTTTCATTGCTAGAGCGCGTGGTAAAGACTGCCGTAGTTAGTGAGTCTGACATATTAATAATTAAACTTGGCTGGGGCACCAAGCTTATTCAAGGCAGTTGCATTATTACCAGTGCAGAATTAAGTTGTGCCGTCGGTGAGGTGATGCAGGCTAGCATCCAGTTCCAATTTACTGGTGCGCCAACAGGTGTTGTGTTATGACAGTATATCTAGGTAATGCAGGTAATATAGAGCTTATTCGGGATAGCGATGATGTAATTGCAGGGACTATAACGCCTGCGGATGTTAATACCGCCAAAGGCATGTTTAGCTTTGACTTTAGTTTTGGTGCGTTTGTGACAGGTGATTTTGTAGAATTTAGCAGTGCATCCACACTTTCATTTGTATCGGGCTATGCGTACACAAGAGGCAATTGGTTTGTTAATGTAGACCAGCTCGGTGGCTTGCGCTTATATCCTACATATTCCGATGCGGTGGCTGGCACATCAAACAATAGAGTTGCGTTAGCTACACCTGGCGCTGCTATTGTGGTAAGTTGCAAAATCCTTAATTCAGTGCCAAGGTTATTAGCAAATATTATACGGTTTGAATTATCAACTGATCGCGAGGCTGTAGATACTTCTAGTTTAGGTGATGAATTTAGAAATCAATACAGCACTTTGATCACGGGTTCCGGTAGTATCGACTGTATTTTTGATTATGCAACTACAGGCCAGACTGAGATTGCAGTGTATTTGCATAACCTATTATTGCGGCAACAATTTGGCAGTGATTTCAAGGCTAATCTTTATATCTTAACTGAAGGTCAAGCGCAAGGTGCTAATGCTAGCAATGATTCTGTTTGGTATGAAATCAGCGGTGTGATGACTAATGCGGCCATTCAATGCACTGTTGGCGACATAATTGAAAGCCGATTTACATTTGTTACTACTGGTGAAATCAAGCTACGAGTGCAAACTGTTACCTGGGCTGACCTGTTGCTCAACTCTGCGGGTGATAGACTGGTTCTAAGCACCGCTGATGGTGACATTCTAGAACTCGGAGAGGAGCTTTAATGGCTAACCAGCGGATAGATCAGCTAAGCGCTGAAACAGCACCAGCAGCAGCGGATGTATTGCCTGTATATTCTATCGCAGGTAGTGACACAAAGAAAATTACAGTTAAAAATTTAGTACAGCAAGGCGCTGGATTAGTAGACGACGCATCAATACCAGCAGCAAAGGTAAATTTCAGCGGCATTAGTGGCACCAGCCTTACCAATGCCACCGTAACTGCCGCCAAGTTTGACACCAGCACCATCCCAGCTACAGGTGGCATAACAGTTAGCAGCAGCAACCTGCAACTGGTAGCACCCACTAGCCCGATTGTTCGTAATGCTTCTACTGGCAGCCTCGAACATGCACTCAGCGGCGTCACGGCTGGCACGTACACAAAGCTGACGGTTGATACCAAAGGCCACGTAACCGTTGGCACTGCGATTGCATCGGGCGATTTGCCAATTGCGGTATCTGGCACCGTCGGGGCAATGTCGCCAGGCACTGGCTTAAGTGTTACCGGTGGCGGCGTATTAAACCACACCAATAGCATTACCGCTGGCACCACAAGCGGGATCACGTTTGATGCGCAAGGTCATATAACGGCTACAACGGCATTGACTGGCGCTAATTTACCTGTTGCTACCAGTGGCGTTATCGGTGGTGTCAGGCCAGGCACTGGGTTAACGGTAGACGGCAGCGGCATTTTGAATGTTAGCGCTGCTACTAATGCAGTATTAGGCGGTGTTATTGCAGGTAGTGATTTTGGTATTAGCACTGGCACAATATCACTAGCAACACAAGGCGGCCTTACTGCTGGCACCTACACAAAAGCAACATTTAACTCCAAAGGCATAGCAACTGGCGGCAGCGCATTAGTTGCTGCTGATATTCCAAACCTTGCTGCAACACAGATTACAAGCGGCAGTTTAGATATTGCTCGCATTGCAGCCAATACGGTCACAGGCGCAAAATTAGCCAATTATTCCGTTTGCAAAATTAGTGATACTCAACCAACCGCAGATTACACTTCTCAATTCTTTTTTAACCCGCTAAGCAAAGATCTTTTTCTCTACGACGGAAACGTTTATCAACCTATTGGAATTAGTGTAGGCGAGATTGTATTCGCCGGAACCTTCAATGCTTCTACAGGTAGTGGCACAGGCCTTATTACATCCGTAACCGCAGAAGGCACTGCTATTGGCCTTACTGTTGGCACAGCACTACCATCGGCGACTGCTGGTAATTCTAGATATTATGTTGTAGTAGCTACAGGCGGTACAGTCACTACGGGCAATGCGCCCCACGCAGCATTGAACCCGCCAGATATTATCTTATCTAATGGCACATCATGGGTAGAAATTGATATCTCGCAAACTTTTACAACTGTAACTGCAAACCAGGTATCATTTACGCCTTTTGGTAGTCTTGCTTCTACTAATGTACAGGCTGCACTTGAAGAATTAGATACAGAAAAGCTAACCGCAACAGGCGGCACAATAACAGGCAACTTAGAGATTGGTACAACAGGCAGCTTAAGTTTTGAAGGTGCTACAGCAAACGCTTTTGAAACTACTATTGCGGTAGTCGATCCAACGGCTGATCGCACAATCACGCTGCCAAATATTTCTGGCACGGTAATAACTACGGGCGATACGGGCACTGTCACCAGCACGATGTTGCTGGATGGCACAATTGTTGATGCAGACGTGAATGCGTCCGCTGCTATTGCTTACAGTAAACTTGCGACGTTAACCAGCGGCAATATCGTATTAGGCAGCAGTGCAAACGTTGCAACTAGCACAGCAATTACAGGCGATGTAACAATCAGCAACTTAGGCGTTACTGCTATTGCTAGCGGCGTAATCGTTAACGCTGACATTAACGCCAGCGCCGCCATTGCAGGTAGCAAGATCAGCCCAGATTTTGGTGCTCAAACTATTGCCACTACTGGCTCTATTGAACTAGGTCATGCGACTGATACCACACTTTCTAGAAGTGCTGCTGGTGTATTAGCAGTTGAAGGTGTTGTTATACCAAGCATCTCATCAACTAGCACCCTAACCAATAAAACACTTACCGACCCTGCCATCATCGGCACAATACTTGAGGATATATTTACTATTACTGATGGCGCTGCGTTTGAAGTTGATCCCGGTAATGGCAGCATTCAATTGATAACGCTTGGTGCTAGCCGCACACCAAAATGCACCAACATGGTTGCTGGTGAAAGCGTCACACTAATGGTTGATGATGGCACTGCTTATACGATTACATGGACGGATGCGACATGGGGTAGTGGCGGAGTAGTGTGGAAGACTAATGCAGGCGCGGCACCAACATTGAACACTTCCGGCTATACCGTGATTGTGTTGTGGAAAGTTAGTACGCAAGTTTATGGCGCTCGCGTAGGTGATGCCTGATGCTAAACAGTAAAGCATTAGCAGCTAGCGTTAGCGCAGGGCCTGCGGTTTACGTTGAAGATGTATTCAGCACTTTCCTTTATACCGGCAACGGCAGCACGCAGACAATAACTAATGGGATTGATCTAAGCGGTGAAGGTGGATTAACGTGGATTAAAGGGCGTAGTGGAGCAACAGGACATCGGTTTACGGATACGGCTAGAGGTGCCACTAAGTCGCTGGAATCCAATAGCACCGCAGGAGAAGCAACTGAATCCACCGGGTTGACCAGCTTCAGCTCTACCGGCTTTGCTCTTGGCGCTGACGCTGACTACAGCACCAACGCTGCCACCTACTGCTCCTGGACCTTCCGCGAGCAGCCGAAGTTCTTTGATGTGGTGACTTTTACCTCTAATGGTTCTTCTAGTAATCGTCGGGTAGCGCACAATTTAGGGGCCGTGCCCGGTTGCATAATCATCAAGCGATTGAACACAACTGGTCAGTGGTATGTCTACCACAGAAGTCTTGGGCTTAATTCACGCTTATTTTTACATACTACAGATCCAGCAGACAGTCCCATAACTACGTTCGGCACAAGCAACCCAACCTCAACTGATTTTGGCTTCAATGAGCCTTCTAATTCAGGTGCAGGCGATACGTTTGTAGCTTACCTATTCGCGCACGATGCAGGGGGGTTTGGCACTGCGGGTACGGATAATGTCGTGAGTTGTGGGACGTTTAGCGGCACCGGATTTGTAAATTTAGGATGGGAGCCTCAATGGATAATGATTAAACCGTACAATCAAGTTTATAACTGGGAAATATATGACAATATGCGCGGGATGGGACAACCTGCTGGTTTTTCTAGCGGTCAAGTTTTAAGGCCAAATACAAGCGGGGCTGAGCCTGCTGGTGCTTCTGCTATCAGTTTTGAAGCTACTGGGTTCACGCAAACCTCTTTTGGCGCTAGCTATCCGTGCATCTACATCGCAATTCGTCGCGGGCCGATGAAGACCCCAACCGATGCGACAAAGGTGTTTAGTGCTCAAACGGGCACTGGAACAGGATCAACTAAAACAATTTCAAGCGTAGGTTTTAGTCCCGATCTATTTATTGGTGCAGCTAGATCTATCGGTTACGGGTTTGGATTCTCAGATCGGCTCCGTGGTTCTACAGTAATTCTTCAACCGTCGAATTCTGCAGCAGAAGTTGACAGGGCAGATTCAATAACTTCTTTTACGATGGATGGAGCTATTGTTGGTGCAGACAGCGGATCTGGCAACTTTAATATCGGTTCAGGAGGTGGAAGTCCGACTTATGCGTATCAGTTCTTCCGCCGCGCCCCCGGCTTCTTCGACGTGGTGGCTTATGCGGGATCACGATCAGCATTTGACGGCGGCTCAACGGCAATTTCGCACAATCTTGGTGCAACTCCAGAGTTGATGATTATTAAAAGTAGAACCAGTGGTAGTTATAATTGGAGCATTTATTCCACGCCTACCGGTAATACTGATTGGCTGTCGTTTGACGCTTTTGGTCCTAGTCAAAATAGTAATTTCTGGAATAATACTACACCCACTGCATCCATATTTACCGTTGGCTCAAGTACTTATGTAAATGTAACCGGGCAAAATTACATCGCCTACCTTTTTGCTTCATGTCCAGGCGTCTCCAAAATTGGAAGCTATACCGGTACTGGGACTACACAGCAAATCAATTGTGGATTTACAGCGGGCGCAAGATTTATTCTCATAAAGAGAGTAGATGGTGCTAGCGGCAGTAACTGGTACGTTTATGACACCGCAAGAGGCATTGTCAGCGGTAACGATCCGTACCTCTGGATGAACTCAACCGACGCTGAAGTAACCAACACCGACTACATCGACCCGCTGAGTTCTGGCTTTGAAATCAGCTCTACCGCTCCTGCCGCCATTAACGCAAATGGCGGTAGCTTTATTTTTCTCGCCATCGCCTGATCATCATGGAACTCCGCAACCGCACCACAGGAGCTGTCGTTAACGAACAGCAGTTCCGCGCCGATAACCGCAACACCTCATTCCCGCAACAACTTACTGCCGAGATCATCGACAGTTTTGGTTATGACCCAGTGTTAGAAGGGCCGCAAGCTACCACCATCCCGCCGTATCAATACAGCCAACGCGACGGCGTGGTTGAGATCAACGGCCAGTGGTTTACACACTACATCGCTGGGCCAGTATTCACCGATTACACCGATCCCGACGGCGTGGTGCATACCGCCGCAGAACAGTATGAGCAGTTCTGCTTTAGTAAAGATGCAG